GGAACCGAAAGACGACTTCCGCAAGCCTCAGAGGGCCGGGCGCTCCCCGGACGACGGCGACGGGTTCGTGCTCGCGGTCGCGCCCGATTATGTGTTCGGACCCGCGCTCCAGGAATGGGCGGTCGTCTGACACCCTCCCGCATGGAACACCGAACACCCTAACATGGCATCACTGCGAGACACACTCCACGGCCTGATGCCGACGTTCTTCCCGGCGGTCAAGTCCGCCCGTGGCGGGCAACTGCCCATGCCGCGCGGCGTCGGCTCCGGCATCTGGTGGGGGGACGGGCGCGGCCCGATCTATGCCGGGGTCGGGCTCAACACCGGCGGGCAGGTCAACTACGCCGTGGCCGCAGGCGACGTGTCGCAGAACTCCGCCGTGTCCGCCTGCCTCAACTGGATCGGCACGAACTGGGGCGCGGCCCCGGTGCAGGTCGGGCGCGAGGACGGGGACGGCAAGTTCGAGCCGGTCAAGGGCCACCCGCTCGTTGACCTCCTGACTCAACCCCACGAGGATTACACCGGCAAGTGGCTGATCTGGGCGCTCGTCACGGATTACTACGGGCTCGGCAACGGCTACGCCCATATCGTCATGGCCGGGGGGCGGCCCTCCGAGGTCGAATACCTTCCGGCCCGCTGCGTCTCCCCGGTCCCGGACCCGGCGGGCCGGCTGCTCCGGTACGCCTACAAGCCGGATCAGACCGTTATCCCGGTGGAGCCCGCCGACGTGGCCCACTTCCGCTTCGGCATCGACCCCGGCAACACGCTCCAGGGCCGCCCGCCGCTCGCGCCGGTCTATCACGAGATCGTCTCCGACAACTGCGCCGGGCAGTACGCCGCGAACCTGCTGTTCCACGGCGGCCTGCCCCCGGCCATCCTGATACCGGACCCCGCCGGGCAGAGCGCCGCCGCGCCGCTCGACCCGCAGACCGCAAAGGCGCTCAAGGACGCCTTCAACGAGAAACGCCGCATCAACCCCGGCGAGATACAGATGCTCACGAACGCGCTGAAGCTCATCGAACTGGGCTGGAAGCCGGAGGAGATGGCCTTAAACGACGTGCGGGAGGAGCCGGAGACGCGCATCTGCGCCCAGTTCGGCATCCCCCCGATCACGGTCGGGCTGCGCGCCGGGCTCATCCGCTCGACATTCGCGAACATGGAGCAGGCGGAGCGGCAGGCGTGGCGCGGCTGTCTCGCGCCGCTCCAGTCCTATTTCGCCTCCGAGTGGACCCGGCAACTCCTGCCGCTGTTCCCGGACAGTGAAGGGATGGTGGTGCGGTACGACCACTCACAGGTTTCCGTGCTCGCCGAGGACATGAACGCGAAGCGCGAACAGGCCCGCAAGGACCACGGGGCCGGGCTCATCACGCACGAGGAGGCCCGCGCCGAGTCGGGCCGCGCCCCGCTCACCGACAAGCAGAAGGCCGAGGGGCACGGGCAGAAGGGCGACGGGCAGGACGTTACTGACGGGAGCGGCGGGCCGACAGGGGATTAAACCATGAATGATGAGACTGTAGTTTTCCAGGGCGACACCGTGAAGGCGCTCGGGGACGGGCGCGTGGGCGGCTACCTCGTGCGGTTCACCGACGCCGGGCGCAAGGACATGAGCGGGGAGTACTTCACCGCCAAGACCTACTTCGGCGCGCGGCAGGGGGACGGCGCGGACTGCCTGTTCCACCACTCCCTGCCCATCAAGGGCGTGAGCGCCGACTTCACCGACCACCTGTTCTCCCCCATCAAGACGCGCACGGACGACATCGGCATCTTCGCCGAGACGGTGCTGAACATGGCCGACGACTACGAGCGCAAGGTGTTCGAACTCGTGCAGCAGGGCAAACTCGGCTGGAGCAGCGGTGCCGCCGCGCACACCGTCCGCAAGTCCGCCGACGGGGAGATACTGCGCTGGGTCATCGCCGAAGGCTCCCTGACGCCGACCCCGTGTGAGAGTCAGAACATCGGCACGATCCGCCCGCTGAAGTCGCTGGAGTCCCTCTCGCTCAAAGACGTGATGACGACCGGCGACGGCTACGCGCCCGCCAACCCGCGTTCCGGCCAGGCCGCCCCGTCCTCCCCGCCGTTCCAGACCGCCACCGGCACGCGCAACGACAGGAACGACGCCGCGCCATCCCGCGACTCCGGCTCCGTCGAGTGCCCGGCCTGTCACCTGCACTGCCACTTCGATGCCGACCACAAGGAATGCCCGTACTGCGGGCAGACCCTCTCCCTTTCCGCCGAAGGCACGCCGCTTGGGGACCGCACGGGCGGGACCGCCGGCAAGACCTTCGGCGATGAACTCGACTCGGCGCTTGCGGCCGTGACGAGTGTGACCGAGCGGGCGCGCGACCTGCACGCCATCCGCGTCAAGAGCGACCGGACGCTTTCCGACGCGACGCGCCAGAAGATTCGGGAGGTTTCGGACCAGCTCACGCAGCTGCTTGCCGCCATCGAGCCCGAAGACCTTGAGGCGCTGGAGGCCGAACAGTCCGTCGTGAACATGGCCGCCCTCGAAGCCGCCATGGCCGTGTTCGAGGCCGAACGCGCCGCCGAGAACGCGCGGCTCCAGGACCTTCTCGCCGCCATGGACTGACGCCGAACATTCACACAACCTTTTCTGACACCCACAAAGGAACCGAAACGATGCCGACATACAAAGAACTGGAAGCCGAGCGCGTCAAAAAGGCCGCCGAACTAAAGTCCTTCCTGGACAGCAAGAAGACCGACGACGGCGGCTACGACATGGACGGCGAGGCCGTCAAGACCGTGCGCGACCGCAAGGCCGAACTCGACGCCATCGGCGAGAAGGCCGACGCCGCCCGCGAACTCGAACTCATCAACGCCGCCGCCGTCAAGGCCGCCCGCCTCCCGATGCCGTCCGCCGATCAGCACCCCAAGGGCGGGCCGGACGAGCCGGGCACGGACCAGGGGGCGACCAAGAGCCTCGGGGAGTTGTTCACCGAGAGCGCCGAATTCAAGGCGAACCAGAACAGCGGCGATGCCCGCTACAAGACGGCGATCAAGAGCGGCGCGCTGGCCGCCCTCAAGACCGTAATGACGACAGCCGCCGGTTTCAGCCCGGCAAACAACAGAGGCCCCATCGTCGTGCCGTTCGCGACGCGCCGCCCGATGATCGCGGACCTCATCCCGCAGGACCACACCGAGAACAGCGTCATCCGGTACATGGAGTTCACCACATGGACGAACTCCAGCGCCGCCGTGGCCGAGGGCGCGGCCAAGCCGGAATCGGCGCTCACCGCCACCGAGCGGCAGGTCGCCCTGGAGGCCATCGCCACCTACCTGCCGGTCACCGAGCAGCAGCTCCGCTACGTGCCCCAGCTCCGCGCCGTCATCGACAACGTGCTCACTCTGATGCTCCAGCTCACGGAGGAGACGCAGCTCCTGTACGGCAACGGCACGGTCCCGAACCTCCAGGGCTTCCTGACCAAGACCGGCGTCGGCTCCTACGCCCTCGGCACCGGGGGCACCAAAGAGAACATCGCCGACGCCTTCTACGCGGCCTTCACGCAGATCCGCACGGTCGGGTTCGCCGAGCCGAGCGGGGGAATCATCAACCCGAACGACTGGCAGATCGTCCGCCTGATGAAGACGACGCAGGGCGCGTACATCTGGGGCAACCCGGACGAGGCCGGCCCGGAGCGTCTCTGGGGCAAGCCCGTCATCCCGACCATGGCGATCACGGCGGGCACCGGGCTGACCGGCGACTTCGCCACTTGGGCGCACATCGACCGGGCGATGGACATCACCATCGAGGTCGGCTACCAGAACGACGACTTCACCAAGAACAAGAAGACGATCCGTGCCGAGGAGTACGTCGCGCTCGAAATCCTGCGCCCGTCCGCCTTCTCGCAGGTCACGGGCCTCGCCTACGTCGCCCCGTAAGGGACGCATTGACATAGCACTGATTATCTTTCACGGGGCCGGGGGACGAGCCCGGCCCGGAGCCACCACCATGCCCGTATCCAAGAAAGCCTATATCCTCGTGCCCGACGGCAAGGGCGATTTCAAGGCCGTCGAGCAGGACGGCAAGCAGACTGGCGTCATCCTCGTCGGCGAAGGCGGCACCGTCTCCGACGAGCTGGCGAAGAAGTACAAACTCGCCACGGATGCCGACCCCGCGCCCCCCGAGGGCGGCATTGCCGCGTCCGCCGCCTCTGCGCCCGTCACGGTCGCGGACGCAGCCGCCGCGGTCAAGCCCGCAGGCTCGGACAGCGCCTTCGGGGCCGACGCCCCGCTGATCTCCGACCCGGCCAAATGACCCGCCCGAACCGGCCTACCCCCGAAAGCCGATCCCATGCCTGACAGACCGGACTAT